CGACGAATGCTATAGGCACTGCCGTTACGCTTGGAACAACAGGCGACGGTGCTTGGGCGCAAGCAGGATCGGCAACACCGATGCCGTTGTGGTGGTGGCAAACAGGCTACACCTGCGCCGATACCACGATGACTGCCGCGATGATTCACCTGGATTGCAGCGCGGGAGATGCAACGAACAAAAAAATTCTCATTCAGGACAGCCCGCTGGTCACCACCTCCGCAGAGCAGATCAGCAACCTGCCAACGACAGTGGGTTGCGTGGCGAACGTGGCGGCTGGACAAAATGTGTATGTGCGTGGGCAGTCAAGCGCCACGGCGGATTCAACCCCGACGATGATGGCATGGGGGCTTGGAGGGTAAGATGGCAATCACTGAATACAAAACGGGTTCTGCTTCGATCGGCGCGACCGAATACTCGATCATCACCCCCGGCACAACGCTGGCCAATGACACCACGGATGGCGTCTTTCAGGTGTTCCTCGACTTCTCCGCGATGGCTGGCGGCGATGAATACCTAATCCAGATTTATGAAAAATGCACTTCAGGCGGCACAAAGCGAGTAATCTACGCCTCGACGCTGGAAGGTGCACAGTCCGGCCTATGGGTATCTCCATCACTAATTCTGATGCATGGCTGGGATGTGACCATAGACAAGATTGCTGGTACCGATAGGACGATTGCTTGGTCCGTTAGACAGGTAGCTTAATATGTCATGGGCTTTTCAGCCCCTACTGCCTGGGGGTGCACAGCAGTTAAGTGGCTCCTTGGGAGCATATACATTAACTTGTTTAGGAGGATCATATAGTCTTACTGGTAGTAATGCTAATATAACTTTTGTTGGTATTAAACCAGAAGTTATTAGTACTACAACACTTGTGCTAGGGACAAGTGCAACGCCAGGTGCACAGGCAATTACGGTTCCTGCTGATGCTCAAGTTGTTGTTGTTACTTCCCGTAATTACTCTGCGTCAGGTGCAGATTTATCCCTGACAAGCAACTTTACTGGTACTTTTACTACCACACAAGATAGTAACGGTGGCACAGAGAGAACGACAGTTTCACATGCTGTTGTTAGTAGTACAGGCTCTAAGACAATAACCCCTGTATGGACAAATGCTCCGGCAGAAGGTCCGTTGTTTTTTATCACATTCATAAAGAATGTAAATACCAGTGATTATTACAGAGCTTCAGATGCAATAGCATTAGATTCCTCTGGTAGCACTGCTTCAAGGACTGTTGCTTCAACGGCTAATGATCTTGTACTGGCTCTTGAAAGCCATTATGATGCTGGTCAAGCAATACCTGGAACTGTTTCTGGTTGGACATCAATATCAACTCAGGGCAATAATTCTGAAGGTGGTAGGTTAAGTACAGCGGACTCGCCTGGTGCAAGCACAACAACCTTCACTGGTGGATCTACAAGTTATGATGGTGTTTCCATCATAGCAATTAAACCAAATGTTGGAGGTGCTTATACACTTACCGCACAAGGTGGTTCTTACACATTAACAGGATCTAGTGCTGTACTCAAACGTAGCAAGTACTTAGCTGCTTCCGGTGGTTCATATACGCTCACAGGTGCGCAGGCTGTAATAACCTATACACCAACGGCTGCTAACTATTCTTTTATTTTGTCTGGTGGTAGCTACACACTAACTGGAGCTAGCGCAACACTATCTAGGAATAGAAAACTCACGGCTAGTGGTGGTGCCTATACCATAAGCGGTGCTAACGCGACTCTGTTACGATCCAAGCGCATTACTGCTAATGGCGGTTCTTACACTGTTTCTGGTGCTAGCGCAAACCTGCGCAGGTCTCATTTGTTGGTTGCTCAAGGTGGTGTTTATACATACACTGGGCAGCAAGTAACAATTACATATACAGCAGGGGCTATTAATTATACCCTGACTTGTAATGGTGGTTCCTATGTAGTAAATGGTGCTTCTGCCGTACTTAGTCGCAATAGGAAATTAACTGCCTCTAGTGGTTCATACTCTGTAACGGGCGCTTCTGCCATTCTATCTAGAAATAAGAAGCTAACAGCAAGTGGTGGTAGTTACACTGTTACTGGTGGTACAGCTACTTTACTTAGGTCTAAGGTACTTACCCTACAAGGTGGCTCATACAACCTCACAGGTGCCTCTACTACACTACTGAGGAGCAAAGTTCTTGTCGCTTCTGGTGGTGTTTATAGCTTAGCTGGGCAGTCAGCAATCCTTAGTCGTAACCGGATGCTTGTAGCTCTTAGTGGTTCTTATAGTTACCAAGGATCTAGTGCTATAATAACAAAAACCTCTGCCGGTGGTTATCCAGCAGAAGAAGATGTGTTACTCGGAGTTGTTTATGGCGCTAGTGGGGAATACACAGGTACTCTAGATATTGGTAAGAAGTTTAGAATTGACATAGCAACAGGGAATATAGTTATGATTATTGATGAAGGTAAGGTGATGTCGCTATGAGCAAAAATCATTATGTATCTGGTGATTGGAATATTACCAAGTGCTGTTCTGTTTGTAAAGAAGAAAAGTCTTTAGACAACTTCTATAAACAGGTGGATGGTAAATGTGGTGTTGCTTCTCGTTGTAAACCCTGTTTATTAGAAGCAAATAAGAAACATATGAAACCAGAAAAACAGAAAGAATACACGGAAAACTGGCGAAACAAAGCAAATAATCGAGAGCTGTCTAGACAAAGCACCAGAACATGGAGAAGAAATAATCTACCTTATGATGCTTTTCGTGCTGCCACATATAGAGCAGAAAAAGCAAAACGTACTCCAAGTTGGTCTGACCTTCCTAAAATAAAAGCTTTGTATTTAGGTTGTCCTATAGGTTTCCATGTAGATCATGTTATACCTTTACGTGGTAAACTAGTCTCAGGATTGCATGTTGAAAATAATCTTCAGTATCTTCCGGCACAACATAATTTAAGCAAGAGGAACATATACCATGTCTAAGAATTATTACGTTTCCGGCGAATTCAATGTGACATGCGATGTATGTTCTAGGAAGATAAAAGCCTCAGAGTCCAGACAGCGTTGGGATGGTTTCCGTGTCTGTCTGGATGACTGGGAACCGCGACACGAACAGGACTTTGTGAGGGCTAGACAGGACAAGATCTCAGTACCATTCACAAGACCAATCCCAACATATGTTTTTACAACTGTTGATTATATCCTATACTGGGATTCGGGATATTCAGTAAGTGGATATGTAACAGGAGATGATTTACTATGAGTACAATTGTAACACGAGCTGGTAAAGGCTTTACACTATCTTGGAATGAGGTAGATGCAAACTTTATTAACCTTAACACTGATAAAGTAGATTCAACTGATATTGGTGTGTCTATTCAGCCATACTCAGCAAATCTAACAGAGTATGCTGCTGTTAATCCGACTACTGCCGGACTAGCTTTATTAGATGATGTTGATGCAGCAGCACAAAGAACTACTCTTGGTTTGGGTAATGTAGATAACACAAGTGATGCAACTAAAGACAGTGCCGTATCTACACTAACAAATAAAACTATAACAGCACCAAAAATCAAAGCTGGTCAATTTGGTGACTCTGGTACTGCTACTAATAATTTTACCATTACGGCTGAGGCTGCTGATGGTACTATGAAGTTAGCTAGGGGTAATGCTGGTGCAACCACACAAGATATTCTGACTGTGGATGCTGCGGGGAAGGTGGCATTCCCTCAGAACACGAAGATCGCTTTCACAGGAAGGCAAGCGGGGCCGACAAGCGCGGGGTTCGTTATGACTAGTCTGACCGACATCGTTGCAGAAACCAATGTTGGTAACGCATGGAACCCTGCGACCGACAGGTTCTTGCCCACTGTGGAAGGTTGGTATCAGTTCAACTTCAGGGTCAATGGTCAAACCTCTGTTGCTGCTAATTACTTCGGTGTGACAATCAGGAAGAACGCTGGCGGCGCAGGGAATCAGGTTCAGCAGTACGTCGCACCGTATAGTACTTCCCTCTACGGACAACCCGCTATCTCTGGCATCTTCTACATGAATGGAACGACTGATTATGTGCAGTTCCTTGTCGATGCTGCTGGCGGTGCAGGAACCCTGAATTGGTCTGACGCAATGGTTAGTGCAGCACTACTGGAGGCCGCATAATGACCGCTAAAATCTCAGCCTCCCTCGATGGGCTTAAAGTCACTATCGGCAATGCAGCAGAAGATGCACTGGAAATCGACCAGACGGCGAAGACTATCAAGGGGATCAATGGATACGCGCTGCTCCCCCTGACCAGTTACGCAGATGACTCGGCTGCCGCCGCTGGTGGCGTTGCTGTAGGTGGCCTGTACCATACGACAGGCACAGTCAAGGTGCGGCTGGTGTGATGCGCTACCTCCTAACACTGGCAGCGTATCTCCCTGTGCAGGTGCTCACGTACATCGTGACACCTGTACTACCTCTTTTTGCTAAAGAGCGTTACGGTGGTTTAAATAATAATAATGTTTTTGGTATTGGTCCAAGACTACCTACATGGTTGTCTTGGTTTGATACTAGAGATAATAGTTTATTAGGTGATGCTAAATGGCATGCTAACCATCCATCAGGTACTTACTGGAATATGGTAGCTTGGTTATATAGAAACTCTCTATATGGGTTTAAGTGGACGGTGCTATCATTACCAGAAGGGCATCCAGGTGCTTGGCAGTGGCATAAAAAATTTTACTTTAAGACATTCTATTTAGATTTAAATTTTGGGTGGATGCTTGATAATATTGAGAATGGTAGAGCAATGTTTCATTTCTCTCCTAGGATAAAGAGGCTTACATGGACCAACTTACAGAACACTTAGTCTCCGAAGAGAAGCGACTACTTCATATGGATAATGCAATTAAAGAAATGCGAACAGAAATTAATCGGTTGTCTATTGATGTCTCCGATCTTGTTTCAGCATGGAAGGCAGCCAATTGGATTGTTAGTTTGGTCAAGTGGTTTGGTGGTATTGCTATGGCAGTGACAGCTTTTATGGCTCTGGTTAAAGGAATAAAAACATGACCACATCAAATTCAACAGACTTCTCTGTATCTAGAGATGATATTATCAAGCGAGCTTTGCGCCTATTAGGTGTGTTAGCTCAAGGACAAACACCCAGTACTACACAGATTACAGAAGCGGCTATTGCTCTTAATGGTTTGGTAAAGGCATGGCAAGCTGACGGTATGCCTTTGTGGGCCATGAAACAGTATGGCATGTCCTTGACAGATGCAACAAACTCCTATACGGTTGGCACAGGTCTTACTGTAGATATCTCTAAGCCACTAAAGATCTATCAAGCTTGGTTGCATGATAACAGCAATAACATTGATGTACCCATGAGGATCTTGACTAGACAAGAGTATAACATTCTTGGTAACAAGACTACATCTGGTATGCCAATACAGATCTTCTACGAGCCTCTCCGCGACTCTGGTGTTATGCATGTCTTCCCAACACCTACCAGTGTAGAAGCAGCTAACAAGACTTTGTACTTTGTTTATCAACGCCCCTTCGAGGACTTTGATACTTCAACAGATACACCAGACTTTCCACAAGAATGGTATGATGCTGTGACCTACGGCCTAGCTACACGACTAGCTCCTGAGTATGGCCTACCTGCCGCTGACCGCAAGGTTCTGTGGCAAGAGGCATCAATCATCAAGCAAGACGCTCTAAACTTTGGCTTGGAAGAGGGTTCTATGTACTTTCAAGCGGATCGACGGGGTTGGTAAATGGCAATTCCTGGAATGGATCTCCAATCACAATATAATCAGACACTACAGAATACCTTAGGGCAGAGTCAACAAGAGCGTCTACGCAACCTGCGTAGGGAAAACTCACAAGACCTTGGCTCAACTGATTGGGCTAAGCGTGGTGTCTCTGGTCAACGCTTTGCTGGGTTCAATGAAGTTGATCCAACAAATATGCCCAGCATGGATCAAGATACCCATACCTTTCTAAAACCACTCCTAGGAACTTATCAAGAAGGTGGTAGAGATAGAGAAGGTTATTATGGTGCAACTAATCCATATACATCAGAGGGTGCTCTCAGTTTAACTAAACAAGCGGGATATGATCTAGCGGATAGTTCACTACAAAAGAACTTTGATCAGGTAGGACAGAAGCTACCATCTGTGTTTGGTCACAAGCTAGCAAACCAATATCAGCGTGATCTAGGTAAGTATGTGGATGACTATAATGCAAATTATCCAAAATATTTAGAACAACAAAAACAACAATCACTAGCTAACAGTTTTTCTAAATTACCAGGTGGTGAGTATTACAGTATGGGATTCGTTCCAGGCCAAGATAATGGTGACTGGATTTGGCAAGCTGGTGCGGGCCCTAGATTGACTAACATGGAACTGGACTATGCTGATGATTTAGATAGACGTATGGCCGAAGAAGCACAGTCTCATTATGGTACTGATGGTGGTGGAATAGATCCAACATATTATAATAACCAACAACAGCCTGGAGGTGGTGATAATCAGGTTCTTAATCTAGGTCAAAAAACACATCAACAACTAGAAAAAGAATGGCGAGATGAATATAGATCTTGGATAAGCCCAGAGAATAGTGGGCGATGGACCCATAAGGGTGGTGATCCATATGGTGTACTTGATTATCGTCCAGAAGGTTCCAAAGCGGCTGGTTATGATTTCCGTAAATGGGAGAAGCCTGGCTTTATGGGAACATATTTCCCAACAGTACTCAATGCAATCTTCTCTGCTGTTAATCCTATTGCCGGTGCGGTAATGTCAACGGCCCGGTCAGGCTTAAATGGTGGGGATTGGGGCAAGGCTCTTGGACAAGGTGCTCTTAGTTATGCTGGATCACAGCTTGGTGCAAAATATGGCGGTGATGTTGGTGGAGCTTTAGAGCTTACTGGTGATCTTGCAAAGAACGTCGGAGCAGGTATTATCGGTACTGGTGTAGGTACTGCTGGTGGCATGTTGAATGGACAATCTTTTGGTGATGCACTTAAGGGCGGTCTTGTTTCTGGTGTGGCCGGTGGCCTTGGTAGTTACTTAGGCGGACTAACAACGAGTGGTACATCAGATGCCTTAGGGCCAATGGCTGCCAAGATGCTTGGTGGTGGTGTTAAGGGACTCACTGGCGGGGCTCTAAGCGGTTTGTTTAATGGTGGTGGTATCAACGGTACCGACCTAGCGGTTAAAGCTGCTCTAGGTGCAGCTACGCCAACCTTAGGCACATTGTTTACAGGCTCTAATACATCTCCAGATGATAGGAAACTTGCTAACAACATGGCTCAGGCCACAACAAGCACTCTTGGGAACATTTATAGTAATAACACAAGGAAACGATAATGGCTGAAAAACAGAAAGGTGGACCACAGAAGGTACGCATACCATTGATTGGGGCATACTCAAATCGTGGTTCTGATCCTGCAAAAGATCAGCGATTTGTCAATGCCTTTCCAGAGACACGCAAAGTTGAGCAACTAGACAACACTAGAATATATATTAACAAACGGCCCGGACTGGTTGAACTAAAAGATATTGCAGCCAGTGCAGAAGGGCGTGGGTTAGTTCACTTCCACACATACTTCTATGCTGTGATTGGCAACACTGTATATCGTGTATCTAATACAGGTGCAACAGTAACCAGTATTATAACATTACCAACATCAACAGGACCTTGTGGTATCGTTGAGTGTAACTCATCCACCTTAGGTGATTACATTTTTATCTGTGATGGTACTGTCGGTTGGGTTGTTGAATCTGATGGTACAGCCACGCAGGTAACTGACGTTGACTTCCCAACACCACATATCCCTAGTCCAACATTCATTGACGGTTATGTGATCTTGGCTAAGGGTAGTGATGTTTATAACTGTGATGTTGATGATCCACTCTCATGGCAGACAGATCAGTACCTATCAGCAGAAATGTTCCCAGATCCAGTACGCGCTTTGGCTCGACAGAATAACCAAGTAGTTGTCTTTGGTGATAACTCTATTGAGTTCTTCTATGATGCAGCTAACGCCGCTGGTTCACCACTATCGCGTAACGACGCAGCGGCTATTCAAATGGGTATTGCTGCACCACAAATTGTTTATCAGAATGAGCAGTTCTGTGTCTTTGTAGCACAGTCAAACTCAGGTGGTCGTGCCGTATGGCGCATTGATGGTTTCAAAGCTGCCAAGATCTCTGATGAGTATGTCGAGCGAATCTTGGATGCAGAGACCAGCATAACATCTTGCCATGGCTATGGCTTTAGAACTAAGGGACATATGTTCTTCCTCATTAATCTTGTATCACAAAACAGAACTCTTGTATATGATATGGATGAGAAGCTATGGCACGAGTGGGCATCTGGCTTACATAACGGTGTAGTAACTGACCCACCCACACAAAACATCTTTGATTATAATCATGTTGCTGATAACAAGACTGGTAAGATCTACCTACTCGGTGCATCTACTGGTGACTTATACTACCTAGATCCTAGCACATACACAGATGAGACAACACCCATTGTTGTTGAGATCCGAACAAACAAGTATGATATGGACTCATATAAGCGCAAGTTTGCTAATGCTTTCTTTGTTGTTGGTGACAGGTATGAATATCCCAACTATGTTGACGTGTCGTGGTCAGATGATGACTATGAAACTTGGTCTAGTACTCACAGGATTTATCTCAATGATGACTATCCATCACACCCACAACTAGGTGCTTTCAGGCGGAGAGCTTGGCGCATTAAACATGATGCTAATTATCCACTAAGACTGGAATCACTTGAAGTAACTTACACAGAGGGCATCTCCTAATGGCTTCTACAGGATTACCTCCACCACCAATCAACGACTCACCTGGTTCTTTTACCTGGCTAGAGTGGTACCGCCAGTTACGTAGTTATATCTCCACATCTGGTTCAGTACCTTGGTATGTTATCGACTTTGCCGGATCAAACATAACTGATATTGCTACCCGGTTACACAATAATCTCCAAGGTTTGCAGGGTGGTACGGCTGGTGAGATGTACCACCTAACAGCGGCACAACATAGTGCCCTAACGGCAGGACCACACAATAGTTTATCAGGATTGCAAGGTGGTACAGCTAGTCAGTATTATCACATGACCGCTGCTGAGTATGATGCACTAATAAACTCCACACAAGGTACTTGGACACCAACATTTACAAATCTAACTGTTGTTAATGGAACCGGTAGTGCTGTCTATGCTGGTAGGTATAGCCGTATTGGTAGGACAGTCTTCTACACAGTCACAATAACTTGTACGGGTACAGCGACTACTAAGAGTACGGCTAATAGTACCTACTTTGACCTACCTATTAGTGCTGTGTATGATGATGTTGTATTTACAGCAAATTCGGTGACTAGGCAAGGTAATCATGGTGGATCTAGTGAAACGGGGTATTTAGAAGCATCTACTGATAGAGGATATACTCCTGATTGGGGAGCGACAGGTGATAAAATGATAATTTCTGGAAAGTATGAGGTATAATATGGATGATTATGATTATCAAGGTGAGTACGAGAATTTTGATACAGGTGACTTTGAAGATCTAGGTGATACTACGGACTGGGGTGGTCAATATAACGATGACTATTCATGGAATGGTGGTGACGTGCTTGGTGGTGTTTCACAGATGCCACAAGCACCGCAAGGCTTTGACTGGTCTGGTTGGGATGCTCAAGCTAATGAGTATCTAAATAGCCCAGACTTCTACAACAACAATCAACAGTACGACCCAAACCAGCAATACTTTACTGACATCAATTCAGGAACGCAGTTCTGGAAGAATCAAGATGGTGACTACGCTGGTTATATGGAACAAGGTAGTCAGTATAATCCCTATGATCAGTCCAGTGCTGGTGGTTGGGATCTTGGTAGTATCTTTAAGGGTGGTCTAGGTGCTATTGGTTCAGCTTTGTCTAAAGGTACTGGTGGTACTGGTTCTAGTGGTGCTACTAACCAAATGATGAAAACCTTGATGGGCTTGTATGCTGCCAATCAAGAGAAGAAATCTAACCAGCGAATGTCCTCAGGGTTACAAGGCAGTGTGGAGCAACAGAACCGATTCAGGTCTCCATTTGACGTAGCTTCTGCCGGTGGTGCTGCTATGGGTGGTTCATCCATGCGTGATGCCATGCAACAGAAATTAGCTGCGGCAATGAATGATCCATATGGTCAGAAGATTGTGCAGGATCAGGTAGCAAACATTGACAGTATGCAAGCACGCAAAGATGCTGCCGCTGGTAGGCGTAGCAACATGGCTACCTCTGCACCAGCTATGCTAGCAGCCAAGGCTGACGCTGCACATAAGTATCAACAAGGTCTAATGAATGCTGCTGGTGCTAATATCAATCCATATAGTGGTGGCCTAGAGCAACTGGCTAGTGCACTTAAGTATGGTGCACAAGGTAACTCACCATACATGTCTGCTCTAGGTTATGGCACTACTGCTAATAGCTACGACAGTAACCCAGACATGCAAGCCCTACTCTCTAAACTCTTTGGATAACTACAATGGCTATTGAACAGATCTCTACTGGTTATAAACCAGAGTTCGCTCTGGGTGCTTTGTATCATGGTTTCAATGCGGGCAATGCTGATAACGCTTCCAGGCTAGCCAATCTACAGGCTGAGTGGGAGTTGCAGAAGAGTCAAGCGGAAGACCCATACAAAGTAATGGAAGCCATTCTTGCAGGCAATCGTGCCAATGCTATGAATGATCCAGAGATGCTTAAGCTATATACTGATGGCTACGGTGGTCAGATGGAATCACAGATCGCAGCAGGCAAGACAGCCAAAGCGTTACAACCATTTAAACAAGAAGCTGAAATCGCTGCGGCACAACTAGCTGCTGCTCGTGATCCACTCTTCGCTAACATGTACTCTGGTATTGGTAAGCAACATGATAAATCACTTGACCCAGATAAGCGTGAAGCTGCTGGTCAAGGAGCATACTTCCTAGCTGATACTCTCTCACAAGTTGATCCAAAGAATATGTTCCAAGAGCGTATGCTAGGTACCAAACTAGAGGGAGCAGAGGATTTACTAGGTATACGCCTAGCTGCACAGCAGCGTATTGCTGGTCTTAAAGAACGTGCTGTTGCTGGTGACAAAAATGCTCAACAAGCTTTGGTAACATATCATAGAGATAGATTAAATAAGGGTGAGATTACTCCTGATGAGTATGCTATGGAAATGGCACAGATCTTTAACAGGCTCACTGCACCGAAGATTCAGCCAGGGCAGATGCTCTCACCAGAGGTTACTGGTAATACTTTTGTACCTAAACCAGAGACCCCACCATACGTTCCTAACGCATCTACCAACACTGCAAAACCAAAACCAGCTACTATGTCTATGACTGATTTTAGAAGTAAGTATCCACAATATGCAGGTAAGTCTGATGACGAGATTCGTAAAGCGTATAAACAAAAAACAGGAGAAGATTTACAATGACTGAAAAAGATCCACTAGGGTTGTTTGATGCACAACCAAATAGTCAAGACCCTTTGGGTCTTTTCGGTGATGATTCTGATCCTCTTGGTTTGCTAGAAACTAAAACAACTATTGGTGAAGATGTTGGTATTGGTTTTAAGAGTCTTGGACACATGAGTAAAGATGCTCTAGACCTGCTTGCCGGTGCCGCTGCAACACATCTAGGTGGTGATCCTGATAGTATCTATGCGGATATGGAAGCACGTAACAAAGCATGGCAGGAAGAGCAAGCAAAGAAAGAACAAGGATTTAGTGGTAAGGTTGTATCAGGACTAACACAACTAGCTCCTGCCGTAGCCGCTATGCCCTTTGTTGGCCCTGCCCCAGCTATGGGTGTCTTGTCTGGTATGTCTGCGCTTAGTCAGGGTGGTCGTAACGTACAGTCTGGTGCTGATGCGATGACACAAGCCGTACCTCAAGCTATTGCCGAGGGAGCCTTAGACATGACAGCCGCTAAGCTCATTCCAGGCGGTAGTGGTATACTTAAAGGCGCTACCTATGGTGCCGGAGGTAATCTAGCAGCTACCGTTGGACAAGATTTGATTGCACCAAACCTATTACCAGAGCAGGCACAATCTTTTTATAAACCAGACATGGAGAAGTATGCCGTATCTGGTATCACTGGTGCTCTACCAGGTGCAGCTATAGGCCATATTGGTGCTAAGGTACAAGACAATCCATACAACGCACCACCAAAGATAGAGAAGACACCCGGACTAGATGTAGATGCTGATATGACACGTAGAGTTAACTCACTACGATCTACAGAACGCGCTATTCGTGATCAACTAGAACGCCAGTCAGATCAAAACTCTGACTACTCACTACAACTACGCGAAGAACTGCGTAAAACCACTGGTGATCTAATCCAACTAGAGAAGCTCACCGGTGCTACTGAAATCTCTGTTGGTAAGACCACACAAGATCTAGATGCGGCTGCTGCCCTTGAAAGGCAAGCTGCACAGGAGAGAGTGAGGGCTGCTGAACAAGAGATGTCTGCTCTACAGACAGAACACAACACCATTAAAGCTAAAGGTGCTGCTCTTACTGTGGAGGACAAGGCACGTCTTGCTGTTATTGAATCTCGCTTTGACTCTCTTGCTGATGAAGCTGAGAGGAACGCTGCAAAAGCTTTTGGTGAAGAGGAGACTCCAAATCAAGACATGTCTGCCATGTTCCAAAAGCAGGCCGCTGCTGACCGCGCTGCTGAGGGTGGAGTGGATGTATCACAGCCAATAAACAAACCCAATGTAGGCCCCTCTACGTTGCTCCCAGGGCTATCAGAGAAGGCTAACAAGTATCGCTCTGACTTACTTAAGCAATTACAGTGGTGGGAATGGAAAGCACAAAGCGATCCAAGTACCTATAGTGGTCTTGTTGAAAAAACAAAACAAAAGATTACTGAGATAGAGAACAGTGTTAATCGTCCTGAGTTTGTACCTGGACGTACTAAGATTGAGGTACATCAGAAGCATAGTGAGATTGATATTCAAGCTATGTCCGATGCTGCACTAGCTCAAGCACTAGCCACAAAACAAGCCAAGGTAGATAAGGTAGATGCCACACTTGCTAGCCTAGCTGAGAATGGTGGTTCATTAGATAAGGTTATTAGTGTACAACGCTATAGAAACCTTCTGAATGATGAGGCAGAGGACTTCCGCAGTGAGATTGATCTACGCAAAATGCGTAGTGATGTTGACAAAGCGGAAGGTAACAAGCTAAGTGCCATGCTGTTCAATGACTATGTTGCTATGACACCATTTATTGCTGGTGCTCGCGGTGCATTGAACGATGGTGGTATTGTTAATGCCTTGTCTTTTATTGGTAACTACGGTAAGACACTTGGTAAGGGTGATTACGGTAGGTTCTATGGTGCTTTAGCCAAGACCATCCTTAACAACCCACATGTAGCGAGTATCAAGCATCGTGTAGATCCTAGTGCAGTCTATGGTGCACAGTATAACAACCATACTGGTGAGATTATCTTCAAGTCACAAGGAGAGATCACACCGTCAGCTATCTTACATGAGACTACACACGCGCTTGTCAACCGAGCCGTTGGTTTCGTGCGTTCTGGTATGGGTCATCATCTAGATCCACGTGCGTTAGCTGCAACACGCAAGCTGTTTAGTCTACACAATAAAGTTAGAACCAATCGCGCTATTCGTGAACAGTTTGATCAAATCCTTGGTGCTGATAATGCAAAGATTGTCTTGAGTAATGAGCAAGAGTTTCTAGCTTATGGTTTAACTGATAACAAAGTACAGAATGCTCTGCGTCAAATTAAATCAGATGGTAAATCATTCTGGTCTACACTTAAAGATACACTCAAAGATTTCTTTGGGGAGTCATCTAATACCCGCACTGCTCTAGATGATGTGCTTGAGTATGGTCAATCATTAATTGACTTATCAACAGCACAACCACCTAAGGGGTTAATGGGTATTGATCCACAAGTAAAGTTCAGAATTAAGAATACGCCAGAGGCCATGTTACAGAGTATTCGTAATGGTTCTTTGAAAGTATTCTCACATTTGTTTACTGCACAACTACCACAGGTAATGCGTAATGACAAACACTTTAATCAGTGGTCAAAGACAATCAAAGATGTTCAGTGGAAAGCTGAATCGCTAAAGACAAAGCTACTAGGTGGTGTTAGAGCACCACAAACAAAGGGTTTCTTTTACAATCTAAAGGGCCCAAAGGAAGAAGCGGCTCTTGTACCAACCATCCATCGTATTGCTAAAGATGCGGATATAGCTGATGTACATGACAAGATGATTGATGGTTATGAGCGTGGTATTGACCATGAACAGACTATCGCTGCACACCAAGCAGGCTGGACACCAGATCAAGCTGCTCTTGCCAAGGCTCTTGCCAAGAACGTAGACACCTTGTACGAAGAAGCTGTTCGTATGTATGGTCGTACTGATCTTGATCAAGATTTGAAAAAGCGTATTGGTTATATGCTTACATCTCGTGTTGGTGACTATGATGTAGAGATATCTATCCAAGGTGTGCCACTACGCAAGCAATCTTTCTTGACTGCTGGTGAGGCTAACTACTGGGCTAAGGTTTATACTGACAGTGATCCACGTATTAAGGCTGTACCAAAGGCTAAAGAACGGGACATGACACAGAACCTTATTGACTTTATTGAGAGTCTAAGTAATGTAGAACCTGGTGGGTTGCGTGATCATCTAAACAAACAACTACTAGAATTAGAACGAAATAACACATCTATTGGTGGTCATACTAACCGGTCTATGCAGTTGCCTGGTTTTGTGGGTGACCAAGCTGGCTTAACTAAAGCGCAGCGTGGTAAACTTCTTCGTGAAGCTATGCCTAGAGCGTTCAACCAGTACGTAGATAACATTGCTTCAAGAGAAATTCAGAAGAAGTTGATTGAGTTTCATATTGACAACGACGATGCTATGAAAGGCACTACTCGTGAGTTGGTAGACTTCTATACACGTAGCCAGATCGACAGGCCATACAAAACAGATCGAGTACGCAGTGCTGAGGGTGGGGATAAAGCCCATGCTACTACCGTTAGAGAACATCTACATGATCTATCTACAGGTCTGCGTGAACTAACCACCAATGCTTGGGATAAGAATGTTGTTGGCTATCACATGCGTGATAAGCATGCTATAGACCGCTTACTTGGTATGTTTAGCTCTGTATTTTATGTTGCTAATATCACAATGAAACCGGCCATTTGGCTAGCACAGCCAATGCAAGCACTCATGGCTACCAGAAGTAGCTTCAAGAATCAGGAGTCTGTACGGCAAGCTCTCGCAGCTTTTGGTGAAACGGTTTATAAACTAGCTGGTCAACGGTGGGCAGAAGATCCTGACTTTGCAGAAGCTTTGCAGAAGGTTAGTGCTGAGCATAACACACTACACCCACAAATGAACAATGAGTTTAATAGTATTACTATTGGGCACAACCCAGATTCCATATTAAACAAAACAATTGATCATGGTTTGGGTAGAACTATCTCTGCTGCTGGTGATAAGTTCTCACGGTTCGCTAGCTTCACATACTTTTATAATCTACACAAACGCTCTGGTCTAACTGGTGATGAGTTGATTAAGAAGTCAGCACAGGACGCTACTGATAATATGATTGCCTATGGTTCCAAGAACCTGCCAGCAATCTACCGTGAGTTGGGCATCTTTGGTGAGCAAGCCTCACCACTAATGACCTTCGCTCATGGCCAGCTTGGTAATATGCTGGTTGATATTAAAGAGTTTGCCAGTAAGCCTAACTTTAGAACCGCAGCACCATTAATCTTAACGTCAGGTATTATGATGATTATGGGTGGGGCAATATCACTACCCATTCTTGCAGAGTATGAGCTAATCAGACAAGCTGCAATAGCCGCAGGTTTGATCCGTGCTGATAGTTTACCTAGTGTTACTAAGTTAATGATTGACTATACCCCATCGTGGATATCTCACGGAGCCTTCTCTGGTGCAACTGGTGTAGATATAGATGCATCAATGCGGTACACTTCTTTGTTTAAGAAGCTAACTGATGTTGAAGAACAAGGTATGATGTCGTTCTTCCCACATCTTAACTGGGGTGCACAAGCTCTGTCCGGTGCTACAACATTAGCTAAGAGTGCTATAGTAGATACACCAAAAGCTGATGTAGACAGGGCACTGAAACAAGCATTACCTAAAGGGCCTGTATATGGTACTGTTGAGTACTTCCGTAACAAGGATACAAGGATGGTACCAATGGGAGCTAAGGGTGGTGCTCTAGTGGAACGCAAGACTCCTGAGTTGTTAGCACCATTTGTTGGATCACGTTCTTTACTAGCAGCTAAGGACGCAGCACATATTAAACATGCTAAGGACATGAGCAAGTCTCAAAAAGAACTTGAAACTAAGTTCGCTCAATATGCTTCTCAAGGTTATACCGAGAAGAGTAAGCAAATTATAGACATCCTAATGAATAAGTACTATAAGGGTGATAGTAACCAGCTTAAAGCTCTTATTGAGAAACAAAGTACTGAAGAGAATGTTCCAGCACTATGGCGTATGTATGCGGATAAAGAGGGTAACAGTAATCCACAACAACAAAGTAGATTCATGCGTGATAACGCTGGACCATACATACAGAATAGGGAACGATAAGATGAACATATCACCAATCACTGGTCGTGCTGTTGGTACTGATACTACCGGTAGGGCTGGCCCAACCAGGCAAAAGATGTACGATGATTGGGAGTTCAAAGACATGCGTAGGCGGGGGTTAGAGGGTCTCTTTGATACCTTTGCACCTCTAGCCTTGCATTCTACCGATGCCCAAGCTCTTATACACCCATTCTCAGGACTTGCCAAGAAAGCTGTAGCAGAATCAGCAGCCAAAGGATTGTCAAGAGAAGAGATGTTTAATCGACACAAGGCTGTATGGACAGGTAGGAAATGGGAACAGCTAACACCAGACCAAGTTAACTTACCACAAAAACATCTACGCGATTCTGGTATATCACAACGACTATCCGATGTCATCTCTAATCAAGTTGCACCAGACTTAGGCAAGCACCTACGACTTAGGTATGATCCATTACAAGCACCAAACTTGGGGGGTTATGATAGGCCAAACTCCATGATACAAGTTAGACGTGGTATGCCTGACAATAAAACAAGAGGAACCGTGCAACACGAGTTCCAACATTTGTTTGATGAGTCACAACCAAGTAGATCTATTGGTAGTACTCCTAGAGAAATTGGTACTGATCTTCAGGATATATTGAGATCTGTAAAACAAGATCCACAACTCTCATATACAAACCTAGATCATTACTTACACAATCAAGGTGAGATTCGGGCTAGGTTGAATGAACGGTTGCAACGACCTGACAAGATGTGGCACCAAAACTACTTTGATAATGGTTTACAAAGTGTGTTTGATAGTGGTAATAGCATGCCTAATAGAACCTTCCATGATGATATGATCTGGGGTGGTGAATAAAAAAGGGTGGTCCTCGCAAGAGGCCACCCTTTTTCTTTGTCTAACTTATTCGTCCATCTCTTCCATCACACCTTCATATAGTTCTTGTTGCAACATCATATCGTATTCCCACTGAATCAAAGTCATCATAAAGCGATTATAATTATCCATAATTATTTCCTTTCGTATATACAACAGTTACTCGGAAGATCAGTAAGTCTACAGTCATTGCGAACTTGTCTTCTGGTTCTAGATTTTCACCAAAGTAAAACTCAATACCAGCCATAACACCACTGATAAAGTCAAGCATAAAAATTAGTTTATATTTATCACTGCCCACATGAACCTCCTTTACCACCGATCACACAGATGTCGTTCTCCTCATATACTACTCCTTTGTGTTTGATTGCTTCTTCATAAGGTACTTCTGTTAAGGGTTGCCCTCCGCGAGATCCGTCTGGATAACACGTAAACCCGCGTAGTCGTGGAGCGTACTTACTAAGCACTTGTGCAAAGTGCTCAACGTCCTCTTCTCGATTCCCTCGACTGCCCCAAGAAGGTAAGTTAATGGTAGAACTGATTGACATGTCAACGTAATCTTGAATGTCTGCTTGGAATTTGATGCGTCTTTCGTAGTCATGGCTTAGTCCATATGCTGTATCTATTTTGCTTGGGTCGAGGCCGTACTCTTTGATGAGCTGGTCTGCGGTAGAGTCAACGACATATTCATACTTCCATTTAGTGCCGTCAGTAAGGTATCTTCGTTTATAGGCAACCGCAAAAAGTGGTTCAATTCCAGTAGTCGTGCTAGCAAGGATACCAATACTTCCTGTTGGAGCAATAGCGCGATAGGCAACTGGCTTTGATACATACAATCGTTCAGCGTGTTCATTAGCTGCTCGCTCGGATTCATCTTTATATACCTTTAACCATTTATGTAGCTCTGGTGTTACCTCGTACCCATAACCACGCTTTAGAAGCCACGCATGGATACCCATGAGTCCGAGTCCAAGACGACGGTTCTTTTCTCTGACTGCATAAACCTTGTCGTAGGGGAGGTCTGCTCGTAGAGTACCGCAGATGAGGAATTTAGAACCGAGTTCAACGATTGACTTGAACTCGTCCAGACTTTCCACATTAGAGAGATTGACGGAACCAAGATTACATACGTCGCTATCATCTTCAGACGTAACCTCTGTACAAGCATTGCGAAGCGTTTCATTTTGTTTAGATCCAAAGTTAAATGAGAAGCCAGGTTCCCCTGTCATCATTGCTTGTCGAACATTCTCCACAAAAGTATGCAGAGTACTACGACTTGAATTATGAAGCCACTTATCATCATAGTTAATACTTATGTTTGTCATGTCTAAGTTGGCAGGAAAGTTGAAGTCTTCGTTCTTCAGTGCCTTTACTTTCTCGCTCCAGTTCTTCGCTTGTAAGAAAAGGGGAATGTCTTCGTGCAGCCAATTGAGACTCGCGTAAATCGCGGATCGTCTTGAGCCACCTTGCATCACTCCGCGACCAACCTCGTTTATCATCTGCATCAGCGGAATCGGACCGCTGGACAATCCACCAGTACGAGTCAGCGGCCTGCCTGATGGACGGAGAATAGAATAGTCGATCCCAATGCCACCCCCAGTCATGAGACAACTCACTGCCCTTTGTGTTACTGCTGCCCATTCTTCTCTCGTATCTTCCTCTGCGCGTAGCAGAAAACAATTGTTAAAATAACTGTTCTTGCGACCAGCATACCATAGGTAACGACCACCAGGAATAAACTTCTGTTCTTTAATGTATTCAGCTAGCTGATCCCTATCTTCCTTGGACATAAGGGCACGATCTTGACCCCAACGAGTACCACAAACATCCTCAACAACTCGTTCAGATAGCGCATCCCAGGTATCCTCTGGTCCTTGTGCATACTTATTACGGAAGATGTTCTCTGCTAGGTTATTCTTGAATCTGTTTATTTGCATTGTATTCCTTTATTGCTTGTCTATGTTCATGCTCTTCTAATTCACGAAGATAACATAGTTTATATTTACGAATCTCGTGCTGTTCCTTGCGGACAGGGTTAGTAATCTCCTTCTTCCCCGTCCAATTCTTCTTCATCTTCATTGTAGTATGCTCGAATCCTATCTTGTTTATCATAGATCTCTGCTTCAAGTAGATCAACCAATTCAATAGAAGTTAAATCAAGAATCTCAAGGAAGTCTAGCTCTGTCTCTTCTCGTAGCCTATTTTTAAGGTCATCAAAAGTCATTGGTGCGCTCTCTTTCTAATGCTTTGAAAGCTCGTTTTAATTCTACCAATTCTTTTGATAGGTATTTAATTAAGTATAGAGCTTCTTGTAGTTCGAGCTTTACCTTTTCGTAATGCTCATTGATTTGTAAGACGGGTTTATCGTTCATCTCCATTACCTTTAATGGTATCTTTTTCTTTTCGTTTAAGTAGTTTGTTGATATTCATCTCCATTACTTCCGAAGGTTTATAACCAATAGCATCACACAGACGAACTAAATACCAAAATACATCTCCCAACTCATAGGCGATTGCCCCTTGATCATATACATCATCACGAATTAGTTTCTTAATCTTACCAGCAACCTCACCAGCTTCAGAGGTAAGACCCATAGCTAGGTAGTATAGTTCAATACGTGCACCAGTACCAGCCTCAGGGTAGATTGCTGTTGCATCTGTTGCATCAAGATATGTGTTTACATTCATAGCTTCTCACCTTTGGATAGTAGTCCTTCACTGGCTGACACACCAGACCAGACATTGGGTTGTTGTAGCTCGGCATGAGCGATAAGGGCATTAAGATAATCACGAGCTTTAAGAAGATCTTTAATGCCATCTTTGTTTTGCCAACGAGCGACATATTTACAGATGTTCCCTTCGGCAAAGCCAATGTTATGTGATACAAGATAGTCCATCAACATAGTACTTTTGTAATGGTTAGGTGGATTCATACTTCTTCCTCAAGTATTTTAGTGACACGAACATTTCGTCATAGGTACCATTGGTAACTTCGTGTAGCATGACGAGCCCTCTAAAGTGGTTGTTTGATTGATGGTCCAGGTATCCTTCATTATGTTCATAGCAAGATCCTGCGATGATGCAAGTAATGGTAGACCCATCCGGTCGTTTTCCATATGCAACCTGCTTGCCTTGCTGATGCCCTGCCACACAAGACATATGCATTTTTGCAACCAACGCTGAAGCGGTAGTAGCAGGGCGACCAAGTACACCTGAAGGAAAATAGTGACAGTATGCAACTCCGTCAATAAAAACTGGCTTAAGAAAGTCGTGTACCTCCCAAGCTTGGTAAGGTAGATCTTCATATTTGATTAGTCCTTCAAGTTTTGGATCACTATTGACCGCCCGCATGATGCGTTGCTCATGGTTGCCAAGCGTAAGGACAAGGCGTGGCTTATAAGTTTTCTCCTTATTACGCTTTGCCTTGGAGTTATATTCCTGAAGCGGTGATAGTAAGACAGACATGGCTTCGTGTGCTGCCTCCAGATCCTTGACATATCGTTTACCCTCAAAGTTCTTTGTGCCTACATCATAGCTACTAAGACTTTCCATATCAACAAAGTCACCAAGATGTATTACTACATCCGGTTTCTTGTCTACAATGTACTGGCCCACATGACGTAGATAAGTATAGTCTTCACCAAACTTTACCTGAGTATCTGGAATAATTAGGTGTGTTGTCATCCCCATTGCTCCGCCATAGCATCCGCGATACCTTGATAAGTACGACTACGTTCTTTCCAGCGATCAGGACTAGGTGGCATCTTATGCACTCGTTGTTCCCTTCCTTCTACAATATTAGTTGGTGTTAGTTTAGGTAGATTCTTTAACCACAAACATGTTGCCTTGGTTTCACCGTGGCCGAATTGCCAAGGCTGAATGATTTGATCTGGCTTGCGATAGCGAGATGACATAATACTAATTGGATTCTCTACAGCAATCATAGGAATTGGTGCATTGATTAAAGACATAAAAAAGTCAACAGCTTCCGCTTGTTCTTGTTGTTTATCTTTAAACCAACGTGCCCCGCTAACAGCTAGATGGGTACAAGGTGGATGAGCAATCATTAGATCCCATCCTTGATCAAGAAGATTGAACACATCTCCAATATAATGTAAGCCGGCTTTTTCTGTTGGTAGTAGATCACAACTAACAGCATGATGTCCTTTAGCTACAAAAGCATCACGGACTACACCACTATATTCACAAGCGATTAGTACATTCATTCTTTAATCCAATTTAAGATTTGTTCAGTGTCTTTGATGGAGCACCACTTGAATCCGTACTTGTCTGCCCATTTAGCGTGGGACATTTTGGTTCCTCCGCAGAGTTTATTTGGATTGTCAAATACAAATCGGAGATCGAGTTCAGGATGCTGTTCTTTGAGGAGCACATACTTTCTGCGCTCAGCGTGATCGGAGAGGTACCCTTTCGTTTCAATGAGCTTACCATTTAGTACAGTCCAATCGACAGTATAAACATGGTAGGATTCTGGTATTGTATAAGGAATTTTTGTAACTTCATACTCATAGATTACTCCAAACTCTTGCAAGATTGTTTCAAAGCGTTCTTCAAGCTTGGACCTTCTTCGTTGGTTTGTCATTAATTAAATCCAATGCTGATTTTTTACTTGCATAATTGCCTTCCCAGTCCCATTGTACAGGCCACCAAACATCGTCGTCTTGTTCATAGTATGCACCGTTTATATAGACTCCCTCACGGACATAATAGATTTCGACAGGCGATCCTGCTCTTGTTGTAATTCGTTTGGTAAAGTCAAGCCCAGATCCTTGTGCCATATGCTATCCATACTCCTCATAATCCATAAACAATTTGCGTTAATCAAGAAGCGGTCGTGATCATCATACTTGCTAAGCACTGCTTCCATACACTCTTCATTGGTTTCCAGTGGATCGATAAGCCGCCCGGCCTTGACAGGCCCAAGCCCGGCTACGCCCTTGATGTTGTCAGACGTATCACCAATCAACATTTGTTTCCAGAAGTGCTTCCATCCCATCTCTTCTGTGACTACTGTATAGTCACCAAAGATTTGTTTAATCCAGTTAAAATGTTTACCTGGAATCATTAACAGATCTTTGTCAAGAGAAGCGATGATGGTACCATCCGTTTGGTTGATACCAAGCATGTCATCTGCTTCCATATTGTGAGCAAGTTTCGCTCCATGTTCAGTTACAAGGAACTCGCGTGAGTCTTGTAGATAAACAGGAGGCACCATATCTTTACGATTGGCTTTATAGTTTGGATTAATTTCTTTACGGAAGTTGTTACTTCCTGTCAACCAAACTTGATACTCCTCACAGTCAGCCGCCTCGATGATCTCACGTATCAATTTATCTACACGATAAAGAGATACATCTACTGGATCATCTTCCTTACACGTAGCAGCACAGCGGTATGCTACTAAGTCACCATCAATTAAACATATCATATAGTCCTAACTGCCAGCCCCCCAAGGGGGCATAGGCATTATTTTTAGTAAGGCACGTCGTCATCAGGTAGTTCAGGCATGGCTGCCTTAACACCAGATGCGGGTTCAATACCAAAGACGTATCCTTCATAGTGACTAGCTAGTTCTAGCACTTCATCTGGTGTTGGATTCTTTTTATCTGTCTTTAGTGTAGCGATAGCAGCGTTGATTGCTGACTGACGCACGATATACACTTGCTTTTTTGCACGCTCCTCTGGAGTTTCATATGTAGACTTAGGTGATGCCATAGTTTTACCTCCACTCGCTGTACTCGTAGCTGTACCCGCTGGTTCATCATCACCGAGGCTAACCCAATCCCAGTATCCAGCATCATTCTTGACGCGCTGTACGGTGAATACGGCCCCTTGCGCGGCATGTTTCAATGTATTAAAGACTTCCTTATGGTTGAATGAAACAACCTTCTTTGCTTCTACCTTATCTTGGAAGGTGAGGTTCTTATATGTTACCTCTGCAATATCATAGCTACCCTTCTGGGTTTTTTGTGTGGATACTTCTACAGAAATAACTTTAATTTGAATTGCGCTCATTAGTAATCTCCTTATATCGAGCTTAGTGAATGTCCATGTTTGGACCTACCAGAACCTCTCCCAGCATGGGCAAGTTCCAGTTAATATCGTATGCTTGTGACACACGCTTTGGTAATTCCTTAAAAACATCAAGGAAAATCTCTTCTACATTTGCTACCTCCTTCTCAGGACAATCCGCTACTATAGAATCATGTACTGTATTAACAAGCAAAGATCGTAGTTTATATTTATCAAACTTTTGTTTGGTAATAATGCGTGCAACTGACATAACATCTGCACCTAATCCTTGGTTGATATAGTTACAAATGTCTGATTCATTCCAGACTAGCTCACCTCTTTTCTTTTGTGGTTCAAAGTCATATACCCTACCGAGTGGGGAAACTAATTGACCTGTCTTCTTAACAGTTTCAATATAATTCAAGTGAGTCTTATGTAATCCTTTGTACTTACTATAGTACCTATCAATAACATCTTGCCAGAAGTCAACCTTGCGTGAGACACCCATGAAATCTGGATCACGGCTATAGGCAAAGGCAGAACCGCGATAGATCCAACGAAAGAGAAACACCTTAGCTACTAGTCGTGACGGTAGCTTGAAGGCTGTCTCATTAGCACGATGAATATCATTCTTGCTTGGATCATTAACTACACCATACCATTCTTCAACACCTACAGGATCTTGTGAGAGGAATAAGTATGTACACCATTCCAGGCTCTTAGCATCTACCTGCACTATCATTTAGCTCTCCTTAAGCCGGAATTTTTTTTGCATATTTTTCAGTTTTTTAGGTTTTAAATCTGCTTATACAGAATTGTTTAGCTTGTGCTGGTTGGTTCTGTACGTTTGGTTTGTTACTAGCCAAGCGACCAGATACAACAACACATTGGTTTAGATTGGAGTGAATAATGTTATCATCCCAATCCATCTCTTTAATTCTCTTTGGTAGACCGGTTAGGTAAGTTGAGTTTAGTTTCTGTAGCTTTACCCTTTCTTGGTATAGTTTAATGAGTGCCTTAGCAGGGCCACGTGCAGCGAGTTTGCCGAGGGTATCTTCATTGATGGACCATATCCCTTCAGCGGCCATCTCCGTGCCAGCCAGCGGCTCTACAAGGCGTTCTAAGACGTGCTCTCGTTCAAACTTCTTCATCTTTACTTCACCCTTGCGGAGACCGGTTTTAAATACACCGATGGGGGCGGAGAATTCCTCCTTAACAATACCACCATACAATAGTTTTGATATTTGTTGGGGAGAATCAAAGTTAAATGGGAAAGACAGCTTGCCTATTTGGGTCATCTTGCTATCAATAGCTACTACTTCTTGTGTTAGTTTATCAGCTTCCGCCAGTGATCCCTCTACATCGTACAAGATACCGTTGTATTCCATCTCTTGTAACACAAGCAAATCGTTACACTGTACCCTAAAAAGCTTGTATTTTGAGGCATGTTTTCCTTCAAAGTCCTTAACTTGGTCAGCGAATAAGGCTAAAGTACTTTCACCATCTTGAATTACATACTCTTTTAGGGTCTGAAACGGTATATCCTTGGTGTCAATTCCTTTATCCCAGTATTCTTGCTTGACAATATCAATTTTTCTTGGTAAACCGCGTTTATGACAGGACTCATCAAGCGAGGGATATCTCCACGTCTGGTTACTGAGTAAAAATTCTCCAAGCTGGCAGTCCCACACGGACTTGGGAACCAATCCGAACTCCCGACGAATCCAGTGTATGTCAAATTTGCCATTAAATGTAATCCATAGGTCAGATTTCTCCAATGTTCGTGCTAATTGTGTAAATGTTTGTGGTAAAAATACTTGACTTTTGTTATCCAGTGTGGTAACAACAGCCATCTCAAGAGTATTGCGTGTACTAAACGGGTGTCCCTTCAAATAAATTGATGTTTCGACATCCATTACGACGGGATTCGAGTAGTTCTTCGTCAACGTCGTGACGAGTGATGACTTCATCAAGTCCATATTCAATCCTTGCTGTTCTCAAGAACTTCTGCAACTGGAATATCGCATCGTTCTCGTTCTTGGCATAGACATCCATTGATAAGGGAATCGTGTACAAGTGCAGCATATTTACCCTCCGAAAGACCCAAACATACGGCCATAAAATTATCTAGATCAAAGTTAAGTACTCGTTTTTTAAAGTATCGTGCAAGAAAAGCAGCAATTAAATCTTTTTGACCTTTATTTAAGGGACTGTTTCGTAATTCTTTTGCAAGAGTCAGCATGTGTGTATATCTAATATCACCTGCTGCCTTCCTACCTTGTGTGTTTTGTTTCATTTAATCCTCATATCTTGCCAACTCAGGCACAATTCGTACAGTCATTTTTCCGTGTCGCAATTCTGGGATGGTATCTGTATCCCCAATTAGTTTATTCTTTGACAGGTGTAAGAACCTATCATACTGTTCAGAATCCTGAAAAGTGCAACCAATACCTAGAATCCAGTCAGCTTCCGCTTGCTTTGCAGTCTTGGCATTAGCTACATTCTCCATGTTTAGCCACTTTTTTCCTTCTCCAGACACATCTGCTTGAGATACGGCAATAACAGGGCAATACTGTTTTGCAAGTTCCCTAGCCCATACATAAATTCCTCCAAGTCTGAGATCTTCCCGGTCTCCAACGAATCCTTTGACTTTATCAAGTTGATCAAAGACAATAAGGGCAGGGTCGTAGATCGCACAAAGTTCCTCAACTTGTCGTCGGTGGATGGATGCTGAATCAAATAGTTTGATGTTAGTCCCGCCGAGTTCAATAAACTTTGCATTAGATTCTTCTGGAAAAGCTCTAAGTTCTGTAAGTGTACATCCAAGAGTAGCTTGGTAAACTCGGAGTTCAACAGCGGCACCATCTTCTTCATTGTTGAACCATAGTATTGGTCGTTTTGTTTGTTGAGCGAAGTGGGAGATTTCTGATGCAAGGAAGGTTGTTTTCCCTGTTTCTGGTCTTGCGAATATGAATCCAAAGTTACCCTTTCTAAGCGAACCAAGCATCTGGTTCATTGCGGTTAATCTCCATCGTAACCCCTGTGTTTTGATGGTTCCGTTCAAAAGTGCATCTAGATCATGCGTTACAGGCTCCATAGAGGGCCCTACGAGGGGCGTGGCTGCATTTAAATGCTCTTGGGTATACCCACGTAGCTCCTCAAAAGAAAAACGGCCCTCAGACGCTTCTAGAGCTTTTAGTGCAAGATTGTAGGCAACGTGTTTATTATGCATTTCTACAAAAATATCTTGTACAATATCTGATGGGCCGTCTTGTTGGATTTTGTGCAACAAGTCAGAGAAGACTTCCCGATCTTTTTCAGGTACACGAGAGAGTGTGTATAGACTAAATTCCTCAAAGGTAATATCACGAGAATACTTATCGTGAAGTTCAGTAATATATTTATATAGTAAATATAGTTCTTTATTATCTTTTTTAATTATATTATATAAACTATCTTTATATTTACTATATATTTCTCTAGATAACAGGCTATATATGATGTTAACCATTTTATTCTAGGTTAAGAATATTTTTAGCAAATATAAGTAATTCTTGCTGTGTTGCATTTTGTTTCATTATGTTTGCTTTTCTTGAAATAATTTGAATGTTTCCAGGGATATAGCCTTTTGTAGAATCTATTCTATCTATAGAGGCATTAGACCAAACTACTCCATTATTTCTTGTTTTTGTTAGTTCAATATTTAGATATGAACAATGTGTTGGTATTATAATATCCGATAGCGTAATTGTGTGTTCTATGCCAAGTTTTCTAGCATGTTGAATACTAGAATAAAATAAAATACGTTCAAAATTCTTTTCAGCTTTTATACCTTTATTTAGTTTCGCTAATTTTGTAAGTCCCTTTTCTTTTGCTTTTTTAAGTATGGTTTCTTTATTTTGAATATAATATTGTTTTCTATACTCCTTTAAGTGCTCTTTGTTGTTATCCTGCCAGATAGTCATAAGTTATCCTAATAATTAAGTAATGAATAAATTATATTGATCATGTATTTCCTATATAGTATATAAAGATTGTAACATAATTATTTTAAGATGTCAACAATCTCAGTGTCAGTATACTCTTTAGGGTCTTTGTCAGTAATAATGTTCCTTGTGGTGATACCTAGATTGTTTAGACGTGCTGTGAATTTGATTGAATCAATCTGTTTATCTTTGTCAAGCCAAATGATCACGTTGTCAAAGAATTTGTGGTAACGCATTGCTGCTTGTGTGGAAATATGGCTACCAAAGAGTGGTGAGGCTTGTGTTACGTGACCGACCCTAATAGCACTAATCACATCCTCTGTCAATACAATTGGTCTAGGATTGCCAGCAGGGGGCGCGTAGCCGCAAACGTGCATGAGATCACGCAATACTCCTTGACTATACCATTTAGCTTTCTTCTCCTTGCCTAGATACCTTCCTTGCCAACCAACTAGCTGGTCATGTGCGAAGTATGGGAAGATAACTCTTTGCCATTCCTCTGACCACATAATCCTATTGACAATAATATCATCTTGTGTTAGTGCAAAGTTTTGTAAGTAACTCCGAGCGAGTCCAGGTAGCTCGAAGCTGCTGTCTCTTGGAAGCGCAACTGTTCTTGTAGATACCGAATCTCCCTCTTGTGTCTCCTGTTTAATTTTTGCAATGCCGTTGCCAGGCTGCCAATAACCACAAGACCAGCAATAAACACTACCGTCAGCAAAATTACCCAAGTTGTTTCCACTGCGATCCCTTCCTTCTTCTTGACATTTTGGACAGGCTGTATTTTTAATGAAGTGACTCATTACATAGTTACTCCTTATAAGTTTCTTTAATACCAAAGTCAGATATAACAAAGGGTCTATTAAAAGCATTGTCGTAATAGCCATCCTCAGCTAGTTTTGTTTCTGTTTGACAAGCAAAACAAACTGTGATATATTGTTCGTTGCTATCTTTATATTTCATTTCTTGTTCTGTTAAGATAGCGTCGCAAGCTACGCAGCGTCCTGTCATTCCGCCACCCTCGCAATCATGTCCAGATGGGGCTGGCGAATCCAGAATCCACTGGCTGCGCTTTTGCAGATATTGCTTCCTTCCAATCCTCTCCTGAATTCTCCTTGCGGGTCAATCCACGAAAGAATCTTGACCTCTTTCATCTTCGGCTGGCGAGGGCGACCACGGAACAAGTATCCTGTGTGCCAGTGCCGACCATCCCACTCTTTGAATGGGCAATATTTGTCATTGCCAGCATCGCTTTGTATTTGAATCTCCCACCCATCAGCCTGAGCCTTGGCTAGATCTTGCAAGGTTGGTAGGTCAATCCAGTTTTCAGTTGTCATTTGCTGTCCCCTCTTGCGCGGTAGAGTGGTTCATCATCTGCGAGTTCTGTCTGTAGAATTGCACCGTTCCCACCGTAGTCACGATAAACTATGGCGGCAGGCTCCGCATGGCACAGGATCAGACCATCTAGGTCAGCGGTGGCGGCGAGTGCTTCTCTTGAAAATACAACGCATAACTCAGCTTCAGGGCCGGTATCTTCGAAATGTATGCACTCAATGTTCCGGTTGACAACCTCCCGCAGCATCACCACCTGCTTCTGACTGTCGGCGAGTTGCTGGCGCATCTGCTCGATCTGCGCGGCTTGGTGCTCGATCAGATCAGCGGCTTCTGCGAGTTGGTCGGATGTGTAGAGTGGGCGGGTGTGCGACCCAAACACAGTGTCTTTTCTGACGGCTTCAAAATAGTCGCCCTGTTTATTTGTCCAAGCAATCGGCTTGAATTCAGGTATTGTCATTTCAGTTCCTTCGGTGAGTAAAGTGGCACCCAATCGGCACCCTCTGGTTCCTTGAATACTGTAATTGGCGTTTGTAAGCTGCCGGTGAATCTTGGGTATCTTGCCCAAGCAACAGGCTCTCCAAGCCACACCTTGAGTGCGCTGTCGTCTGGCTGGATGGCGAGTATCTTTTCGTACTCTGCTTTGACAGGGTCTGAGTACTGAGCAATAAGCTGCTCAAGCAAGGAATCCTTCAACTTGATCGCCACCAGTGCGGCGGCGAGTTGCTGTTTCTGCTCAACGATCACTTCGCTCATGGTCATTGTCAGATCAGTACGTGGGTCATTAATGGCCTCACCGATAGCTTTCAACTCGGCTTTTAAGCTGGCGAGTTGCTGATGTAGTACTTGCCAATCAATAGCCAACTCATTCAAGCGTTGGCGCAGGGATTCTTCTTCCGCTTGCTGATCACGTATTTCTTTGTCGCTAAAATATTTCCCCATTATGTTTGCTCCAATACAGTAACCTCTGTCCAGGCAGCAGGATGCACGATGTTACCATCTTTGTCCCGACAGAGGCTATACATACCATCAATCTTATAGAATGTCAAGACCTCTGTATCATACAGTTGACGATGCGCTGGTGGTGTATTAGTATCAGGATCGTTGATAATGACCCGATCACCTCGTCTACATTCATACAGTTTCATTTCAATTCCTTTTCCAAGATCTTGATATAGTCTGCTTGCAGTTCTAGCAGAGTAATCAAAGGTGCGTAGGCGGTCTTTACTGCATTAGCAACACGCCGGGGCTGTTGGATTGATGGCTTTAGCCACTTTTTTGGGTTTATGAGCAGCTCCCTTAGTTGTTTTTGGTAGTCCTGCGACATACTTTTTATACTCCTCTTCATGTGTGTTGTCTTTGTTCGTAGAGTACTTGGATTCATTACAACAAACAGTAACAAAACCAGAGTAATTATGGAGATGCTCAATCTGACAATCCTCACCAAAGCCAGTGATATTGAAATCATTCTTATAAATATTATAGATATGATCACAGATGATTGGTAGATTATCACCAAGGCGATCCGCGTAGCGAGCTTCAGGCCAAGATGCGTGTTCTTTAATTTCTTGCTGCCAGTTGTCTCGTTCAGTATACTCTGCACACATAATCTTCAAGATATATGTATAGAAAGAGATTGTGATAATATTCTGTTGCCAGAATGGGCTGGCAATAAGCATAAGCACATCTTTGTCATCGGTTTCTTCGATGACCGCTGGTTGTTGTTGATTTTTCTTGTCAATGTTGTCCAAGATTGCCTTGTTATTGACAAAGATTTCTTTCATTTCTTGGTTTGGAAACTTCAATAGCATCACCAAGTTGTCAACATGCACTGGAATATCAATCTCTGGATCATAAGTAAAGCCATAGATCGCACGCTTTTTTCCATCACTGTTGGACATCAAGACATCACCAAAATAATCACGGCACTTGACCCAAGTGTGGATTTGCTTGACATTCTTATCCGTGTCCATACGACCAAAGGAGAATTTTAGTTCAAGTGCTTGAAAGTTCTCGATGAGACTGTTGGATTTGATTACTTTCTTAATGAGCTTATACATTTTTGATGTCCTTTGCAAATGCGGTTATGTATTGTTGTAATGTGGTACCTTCGATGCCAGGTGCAGAATTAACTTCAAGCACATAGCATTTGTTTTCATGTTCATTCCAGATTAGGTCAACAGCACCAAAATCAAGATTAGAAACAAAAGCAGCATTAAGCGCCTGTGTAATAAGATCCTCCGGTTTAAAGATGTCTTCCCTGGCATATACCCATCCGTTTTGGTGGTTCCTGATCTTTGTGTTGACATTCTCGAATCCCTTTCTCTTTTTCTTTTGAGTAATATCGATAACCGTATATGTATGACCGTCCTTGAAGAAGTGTACCCTGTATTCATGGCGTTTCTTTTTGTATAATACATATAGTGGGTATGTTTTGAAATCTGGAGTTACTTCCCCAATACCTGAACCGGCTGCATCATAAATAGTAATCCCTTCTCCAGAATGGCCATTGAGTATTTTCCGACAAACAACTAGTGGGGATTTGTGTTCGTTTTCTTCTACAACATCCCATTTATTTCCAAACCAGGAATTTGCTACTTCCCAATCTGTGGTCCATTCAGGGATGTTCACTGGACAATTTGGCCATACAATCTTGGCTGCGCCAACTTGCTGAAAGAAGTCTAGCTTGTTGACAACTGTTTGATTGGCGTGTTTGTCAGTCATATTAATCCAAGGCCAATCGGCACTACATCCCCAGTTAATTACATAATCAGTCCAGCGTGGTTGATACTTGGTTGACTTCTTGCTAACCAGTAGTATTGGGATGTCAACCGCGGCTTGCAAGCCTTCTTGTAGATTCTTGGCCCCTTTGGAGCCAAACTTGTAAGGCACGATGATAACACGTTTGTGATACATTGTCAATAGTCTCCTAAGTCTGCATAATATCCACCTGTATAGCATCCCCAACTTGTTAAGTCTGCTGTACAATCGGAACAAGTGATTGTTTTCAGTTTGCCTGCCTCAAATACGGCAACACTTCCCTGAATATCGTCTGGTTCTGCCATAGATAGTTGTGTCTGACATGTATTGCATTTACCTCCATGTTCTTCAAGAATTGCTCGTGAGATTTTCTTGTGATTTAGCGTTGTTAGCTCATCTTCCAAGATGATTGGATCACGCATGTATAGGCTTTGTTTGCCATTTGTGTTATAAATCATAGATACTGTTGCTTGTAGATACTCAGCAGCAATCAACTCTTGTAGAGCTTTATCTGACAGTTTTTCAGGGATTTGGCAGGTGATTGGTGTGTTTGTACCATCGATGGTGTAGCCGATCAAGTTCAAGTTTCCTCGCTTGCTTTCTGCTGCACCTTTGTTATAAATCTCAACAACATCCCCAGAGAAATAAGAAATCCCTCCATCATCATCAGGCGTATCAGTTCCATAGTATTTCCCATAGGTTTTGTCTGAGTTTCGCGAGTGGCGATGGCGTTTTTTTGGATAGTGATTTGCTTTGTCTTCAAGCAACCCCTGGTACCCCCCATGATAGTTATTGTCTTTGTAGTTAAATGGTTTGATCTCTCGTTTAGGAGTGTCAACAACTTGATAATCTTTTGATTTGTCAAGATCCCAGATGTATGTCTTGTCAACTTCCAAGAAGAAAGATTTACCTGATACAACATTGTTACGATGCAAGATCCATTCCAACATCTTTAGTTCACTTGCAAAATAAAATGTGTCATCAGTCATGACCATATGTAGTGGGCGTTCTTTGTTACGAGCCATGTATAGTTTCTTGGTATCAGCATCGTACCAGATCAGAGCAAAGGCACCGTTGATGTTCTTAAAGGTTTCTTCATATCCCTTGATGGCTAGGCTATGACAAATCGCATGACTATCTACCTCTTTGTCAGCCAATTGTTTGTGTGAAGTTAGCGTACCATTGTGGATGAGGCAGATGTTATCCTCTACAAATGGATGTGCGTTTTCATCAGTAGTTGCACCGCGAGTAGCAGCACGATTATGACCCATCACGATCTTGTAGTCCGTGTAGATTTTACCAAGAAACTCTTGGAAGGTACTTGTACGTAGCGCAGCGGAACCTGGCGATGCTGTTTTATGCGCAAGCAAATTTCCATATTTATTTACACCAAAGATGCCAGTGCTGTCAATGCCACGCAGAGTATCGCTGAAGAGTAGTTGTTCAAAGATGGATTTGTCTTTAAAACCAAATCCAAAATCTTTGCGTGAAATCATCCCAATAAGGCCGCACATGTTAGATCGCTCCTGGTGGTGGGTTTGTATTTGTACCAAACCATGGATTAGGTTGTGGTTGGTTTGCTTGTTGTTGATGTGTTGCCAACATAGCTATTAAGTCGGCTGCTGGGATGTTGTTGAGATTTGGTGGTGGTGGTGGTGGCCAGAGTGGATCATAAAGTTCCTCATCAGGGTGGTGATCTTCTTCCTCATCATCATATGTAACCTGTGCTGTAGCTGCTTGCTTAAGTGTGGCAAAGGGTTTTGGTTTTTTCCGTAGTTTAGTATATTTCTTCCAAACTGTGGAAATTGTGGTTGATCCGGCATGTTCATGCAGCTTACCAAACAAACCAAGCTTTGCCATGGTAATGCAGTACTCAAAATCTGCCTTCTGCATGGCCTGTGGTCTCGCCTGTTCGCCGAACGTCTGCGTGTATAGGGC